ACAAACGCTTTACGGGCAATCTGCTCGCCCTGCTCGGCCTTTTGTGGCGTCGCGCTTGATGCTGGGTCATCAGATGAGTAATTAACCTCCACTGATGAATCCAGGTCTTTCCAAAATGGCAGCTCTGCAGTTTTACCAGCAGCATCAGCAAGGCCATTCAGTAGCGGGCTTTGGTTGATTACACCGCTCTGGAAGAAGTCGGTCTTCTCCGGGCCATCTACAGCCGGGAGGTCTTGAAATACGGTGACATCGATAATGTCTGAAAGGCGGGTGGTAGCCATCTATGTTTACCTGTTTTGATATTCTGTTTTCAGCCGAGCATACTCAGCCGGGTTTTGATTCCGCAAAGCCGATAATTCGGCACCGGTCATTTCGTCAAACCTCTTACCCTGCGCACCCGCGCCACCACCACCGGCAGAACCCCCGCCGCTAGCACCACTGCTTGCCAGATATGCAGAGTAACGCCCGCTACTCGTGATCTGGTTTTCCAGTTGCTCCAGCGACTCAACACCATCACCGGATACCCTTACCAATTGGGATTCCATATCGAATTCAAAGCCAAAGCGGGCCTGAATCAGATCACGTAAATCTTCGTTCTTTTCGCCGCCAGCGCCAAGTTTTGTCACCAAGGCATTGATGGCGTTTGTTGTTTTTTCGCCCTTGATCTGGCTTAGCAGTTGTTCGTGCTTTGTTCGCTGCTCATCGATCAGGGTCTGTTTTTCCGCTTCTCGCTCTGCTGCAATTCGCTCCAGCGTGGCCTTGTCGCCTTCCGCCTGAGCCTTTGCTTCTTCAGCAGTGCGAGTGGCTTCTTTGGCCTCATCAAGCTTTGACTTGATTTCTTCCTTTTCAGCCTTCAGGTTTTGGTTTGTAACCTTTAACCCCTGAACATCAGCCTGGTGCTCTGCGTCAGTCCAGACAACCGTTTGAACCCCATCAATCTCTACTGTTTGCGGCATTAGACGACCTCCTTGCTAATGATTTCATTGAGAGCCACATTTGACTCATTGCTGATTAAAATCACCGCAATATCATCACCCCCAATGCCAACGATACACTCATGGTGCTCAGTAACCAGTGTGATTTTTTTCGGAGCTTCAGTCAGACCGTTCCGATTGATAATCTCCGAAAGCAACTCAACAACCGTCGCCTCTTTAATGCTTTTCTCTGACATCATAAACCCCTGTTAGATGCTACTCACCCCGCCTGAGATGGATAATTGTTAAATTTTATTGCTTTATCAATCTTCATTCAAGTTGTCAATTAGCCCATTGGCAATGTCGCCCTGAATGTCTTCGTTTGTTCTGGATTGCGGAATATCAACACGACCACGGCGAATCATATCCCGAGCATCGTCGGCGGCGATAATCTGCTTCTCAACAAGCCCGGTGATTGCTGCGGCATCCTGCGCAGTGATGCTTGCATCGATGAAGTCCGTTGATAGTTGATATTTGACATCATCGGGATTATCACCAGCAAACCTTGCCATATCCTGAAGTGCCAGCTCCATTGCCTCAGATACGTTTTTTACAATCCCATCAAGAACCGACGTTTCAGCGTCAGCATCAATCCTGGAGGCCTGCGCCGTCTGGGCCTGTCCGCCGCGCTGGATTAGCTTGGCACCCAGGTAAACCATTTCCTGCTCCAAGTCTTTTCGCGCATTGGATAGCGAGGATGACTCAGGAGCGGTTGCCGTGACGAACTGGCCACCCTCGCCCAGAAAATGACCAGTCCTTGCGCCAACCTGAATACCATTTTTGTTTGCCTCGCTGAATTGTGCAAAATCCAGCTTGGTGGAAATGCCAAGCGTGACCTGACCGTGAATGAACAAGTTTTCCATGTGGTCAGCAGTGACCTGGTAGTGAGCCAGATTGACATTAGCCAGCGGCTCAAGCGGTGGCCTCGGAATCTTGTCCTTTGGTGCGTTGTCGGTTGGGTATGCGATGCGGAGAGGGATGTAATCAAGCGCAACACCACCAGAGGCTAGAGGCGTAAGCTTTTCGCCAGCCTCTCCATTGGCGTCGTAAATCTGCTGAGTGTACTGACCACCTTGCAGGCGCAATACTCGATATTGATAGTCGTAATTGTGGGTAAATTCATCATCCGACGTATCAACCATCTCAGCAAGAACTGCCATCACCAAAACCTTGCGCCCGTTGACCGTCTTGTAATCCCAGTTAATCAGAGACTCGAACGGGTAAACCGCAAGATATGGCCTTGCACCCTGCTCCATTTCGTCGGCTTTGGTTTCTACTCCGTCGGTTCTGGTGTAGTCGGTCAGTACCGCCACCTGCGGCGTTTGCTCAAGCTCCGAAACCAGTTTTTTTGATACCTGCTGAATTGACTGCCCGGTTCCGTCTGCGTTGTCTTGATACTGCTCAATGCTCGGCGTCAGCTCCAGCACGCTGGCTGGCCTGCGAAACACCATACCCACGGTCTGCTTTTCAGCTTGACCGGTTGCATTCAGGTAGTAAGCGCGCTCTAGGTATGAGTCGTATCGATCCGGGTCTGACAGCTCAAACGGTGCAGGCAGATAGGTGCCTCTGTAATCCTTCACCGTCCCATCAACACAGCTACGAACTTTTTTTACCGCCGGTAACAGTCTGTTGTATTCATCGTGCCGGGTTTTGTAGTTGGCGCTCATATCATCCACCGTAAAAGCTGAAACTAACCGGAGCAATCTTGCCTTTGCTCTTGATTATCGGATCAATCGCATATCTTACAGCATCCCAGTAGTGATTGTGAGCATCAACGATAACCGGCATTACGTCACCAGTCAGGCGGTCAACCTTGTAACTGTAATCGGCAGCCTCTTTTGCCGTGCCAGTGCATCGGGTGTGTATCACAATCTCTTCATAGCTTCGCAAGTGAGTAATGCCATCCTCGACACTACCAGGCCACTTACTGACCCCAGTTATTCGCGGAAGGCCGTTGCGCTTGAGGTAACTGATTGATTCTGGTCTTGCGCTATCTGCCCGGCTTGTATGGCCATCAATACCCGGCACTCTTGCTGTCAGGTAAGGCCCGGTATCGTCCAGCTCAAGCCCCACCTTGCCTGCCTCATACTCAATCCAGAGACGGCGGTCATAGACCCAGCATTTAACGCCGGTCGTCGGGTCTTGAGAAAATCCAAAATCTACGCCGTAGTATGGCCCATTCCAGTCAGCGCCCGGTTCAAAATCTGCAACCCTGGTCTTGCCGTTAAGCACCTGGGCTGCTGAGTTTTTGAGATAGGCACCTTCCCAAATCCACTGGTATGTGGCCACGTCCATCAGCCGCATATCGTCAAGGCGCTGCTGATCAAGCACAGCAGGGAACCACGGATTGTCCTGCCAGTTTATTTCTACGATTTTGCTATCAGACGGTAGGTGTTTTCTGAACCGCTCATCAGTCGGACTGCCGTCCTTCTCCGGGTTCCACGTCACCCAGTTCTCCGAGCCCTCTTCCCGGATTGTTGGCAGCAGCTTCTGCCAGGCGATATTGGAGACGTTTTCCGCCTCATCCGTCCAGTTTATCAATATCCGGGCCTTGGATTTGATACTGTCCAGGTTCGACCGAAGGCCAGCGAACACATACCACACGCGCCGGTTTTTCGTCCGAATGTACTTTTCACCAATATCGAAGTAGTCAGCCAGCCAAGGAACGGACTTGATGGCTTGCTTGACTTCCTCCATTGATGATTCTTCGAGCGAGTTCAGGTGCTCACGAGAGCAGAGGATTACACCTGACTGGCCAGCCTCAGCAAACATGTAGGCACGAACAGCGGTCATCAGTGCAAACGTGCGGGTTTTTGCACTACCTCGCCCACCGTATGCGCCACGATGCCGAGCGCTGCCAGAGAATACCGAAATCAGCTTAGGCGGAATCTGTATCTGTACTTTCACTGGGCGAGGTCAGTTCAATGATTGTTGGCTTCTGGCTCATACTGTTGTCAGAGCTGGTATGGTCAATCGCCTGCTTGCTACCAAACCGCTTCGGAGCCATTCGCTCCATGACCCACTGGCGGGCATGTAT